TTGAGCACACTACAAACCCACATGCAGTAATTAAAAGAAATTTACAGTTGCACAATATAAAAATGTGTGATATTCTAGCTATGGTGATAAATAAATGATTCGTTGGAAAAACAAAAACCCTTACATTAATCTGGTTCGAGAAACTTCAAAGGTTATTCTTTCGAAGGATACAGCTTCAAAAAAGATTCGATTAATTGATTCTATGATTAATCGAGATTATTCTGGAACTTGGTTATTCTCTCATCCTTCTCATAAACATCTTGGGAACGGAGTTCCACAGGGCTGTGACGACGTGAGTGAAAATCCTTACTTTCAGTTTTATAGCTTTGTGAAAAATACTCTTTCTTCTGAACGTATTGATTCAGAGAAGATTGCTGAAATTCATAAAGAACTAGCTTGGCAAAACGAAGTTTTGACAGCGCCTGTAGCGCAAGATTGGGTACACTGTTAATTATAGAAGTGGGGGCTTTGCGCCCTCATTTTTGTTTGGAGATATACATGAATAAATTAGAAAAAGCTATTTATGAAATACTTTCTAAAGCTCCTATAGATATTATAGAAGAGACTGATGAGGCTCAGACTATCTCAGCTTCTGAACGATGGTGTCTAACCTCTCCTAGAAGTGAAGGTCTAGGTAAAGGTATGACTAAAATTGGGTATTTTAATATTTGGTTAGCAGTTAAAATAATTGCAGAAGATAGTAATAAGTCTTTTGACGATGAAAGTAATGTTGACAACCTATCCAATATATGTGATAATCTATCTAAGTATGGTGTTCTAAAAGAACATCCAGAATATAAAAGAAATAATTTTAAACTTATTACAAATGAGGAATTAGATGCCAAAAGAAAAACAAGAATCGTTACCTATCAATCCAGCAATGATTGATAAAGAAGAGCTTATGGATCTTTTTACTAGGATGACTGATAACCTACTTCAGATGGAATCCTATAGAGAGATGAATAATGAAATTGTAAAAGAAATCAAAGATAATTTTGGTTTTAAACCTAGTGCTATTCGTGCAGCTGCAACAGCTCTTTATAAGCGTAAACGTGAAGAGCTAGAAGAAAAGCAAGAGGAAATCTTTACTATTCTTAATCTAGTTGAAAGCGCCAAACGAAAAAATGTCTCAGACGTATGATAGACAATCATATGAATCTTGGGATGACTATGTTTTACGCAAATTAAAAGAAGAAAGACAAGATGCCAGAAGGTCCAGAGTGTACAATTGTAGCACGTCAATTAAATTCGGTAATCCTAAACAAGACAATCGAAAATATTGAGATAGTATCAGGTAGATATCTTAAAAAAGAACCTGATGGTTTTTCTGAGTATCTAGATCATACTGTTAACGAAGAGCCGCAAACAATTTTAGGTGTTAACAATAAAGGTAAGTTTATTTATTGGGTAACTACTTCTGGTGTTATCTTTAGTACACTAGGAATGACTGGTACTTATAAAACACAAGATAATAAGTATTCTAGAGTTCGTTGGGATTTTAGCGATAATACTTCAGTATATTATTCTGATATGCGTAATTTTGGGACTTTGAAGTTTTACTCAGGTCCAAAAGCTATGAGTTATCTTAATAAGAAATTATCTGAGATTGGTCCAGATATGCTAAATGAGCCTTGTGATGAACTTACTTGGTTGAAGATTTGTGAAAAAGGCAAGAATCATTCTCTAGTTAAATTTCTAATGGAGCAAAAGTATGTATCAGGTGTGGGAAATATTTACAAAGCCGAAGCTTTGTTTTTGTCTGCAATTGCACCTCATAGAAAAGTGGGTAGTTGCACACAAGAAGAACTTGTTAGGCTTTATAAAGCTATTAAAACTGTGCTTAAGAACTCACTTGAGTCAGGGGGCGCAACTATTAGAAACTACTCTGATTTATACAACAATCAGGGGTCCTACGTGGCTTTCCCATCTAAACCAGATGATATGATGAAAGCTCGTATTGGAGTAATGGTTTATTCTCAAAAAACTGACCCATACGGTAATCCAGTAGAAAAAGTTCGTTTAGATGATGGTAGAACCACTCATTGGTCTCCAGCTATCCAAAAATAAATAAATTTTTCTTGCCCTAGAGTTAAAAATTATGTAACATATATTATGAACTTGCCTATAGGGAGTTCATAATATCTTGCTTATTAAAGGAGACAATAAATGTCACATCAAATTACACTTCCAGGGCTATTTGATATAAATAGAGTAACACCTTATGCTGTCGGTTTCGACAGGCTTTTCGATCAATTAAAAAACTATGGTGAACATCAAGTTCAGTCTACAGGTTTTCCACCTTACAATATTCGTAAGGAAGATGACAAGTTTTATATTGATTTAGCTGTTGCTGGACTATCAAAAAAGGACTTAGAAGTAGAAGTTGCTGAGGGTGTTCTTACCGTTCGTTCTACATATGAAGGTAACGAAAATTCTACTAATGTTCTACATCGTGGGATTTCTTTTAAGAAATTTACTAGAAAGTTTACCCTTGCTGATAATATAGTTGTAAACGGTTCTGAGTATAATAACGGTATGTTAACTGTAGAACTTGAGCGTGTTCTTCCAGAAGGGAAGAAACCAAGACTAATTCCTATTAAATAATAGAAAGCTAGGGGGGCCTAATAAGCCCCCTTATTACATTATAAATGATAAATTATGATATATGTAAAACAGTATACGCAGAAACTCTTCCAACAGGAAGAACTTATATTACCCCAGACGGGTCGTATCCAAGTATAACTACACTTTTAGGTAAAACTTCTTCTAGCCTTATTTGGCTTCAGAAATGGAAAGATAATGTTGGGGAAGAAGAAGCTGCCAGAATATCAAAAGAAGCTACTGATAGAGGCACGGCTGTTCATGAATATTTAGAAAAGTATTGGAACGGAGAGGATATACTTAGTGATCTTGCAGGAGAACCTTCTAATATTAGGCTACCTGCTAAGGCATTAATAAACGGTACTTCTAGAAATGTAACAGAAGTTTACAATCAAGAAATACCTGTATGGAGTCCTACTCTTAAGTTTGCTGGTAGAGTAGATATGATAGGTACATGGAATAAGATTCCTGCTATTATTGACTTTAAAACTTCAAAAAAAATTAAAAAAGGTAAAGATATTAAAGATTATTTTCTTCAAGCTTCTGGGTATGCCTATGCTCATAATGAATTATTTGGTACAAATATACAAAAAATAGTAATTATTGTAGCTGTAGATGGCGAAGAAGAGCCTTTAATTTTTGAGCAAAAAGCTCCTGTATTTATACCAGAACTTAAAAATAGGATAAGTACTTATTATAAACTCAATGACCGTTAAAAAGAAAAAACGATTACCATATAATTACTTAGAAAAGTATCTCAATGTTACTTTATCTAAGCCTGACTATGATTTTATAGCTGGTTGTTTAAACCATCAGAAATATTATTTTCAACTTAATAATCTTCAGTGGGAAGTTATTAAAAATATTGAAAAAAAGTACTTATCACGAGATGGGTAAGTAACTAGATTGAAATAAAAAAAAATTGACTCTTTTATGTATTAATGATATATTAATACATAAAGGAGTTTTTTTATGTTTAATTTTGATTTTTCTGAGAATAAACTTGAGGATATCTTAATAGGTAATAAACAAGTAGATGATTACTATGCTGCGTTATGTAAAGCCCTACCTAGATATGATATTAATACAGAAGCTAGAGTTGCAGGATTCTTAGCTCAGTGTTCTCACGAATCAAATAACTTTAAAGTTCTAAGAGAAAATTTAAATTATAGTGCTGATGGATTAAAGAGAATATTTCCAAAGTATTTTAAAGATGTAGACCCAGATGATTATGCTCGTCAGCCTGAAAAAATTGCTAATCGTGTATATGCTAATAGAATGGGTAATGGTGATGAAGAGTCAGGCGACGGCTGGAAATACTGTGGTCGAGGAGTTATTCAATTAACTGGTAAGGATAATTATACTAAGTTTGCTCATGATATGGGCATGTCTTTAGATGAAGTAGTTACTTATTTAGAAACTATTGAAGGTGCCATAATGTCAGCAGCTTGGTACTGGAACTCAAGAAAAATTAATAATGCTGCCGATTCTAATGATATAGTTAAAATGACTAAATTAGTTAATGGCGGTACTATCGGGCTTGAAGATAGAAAAAAACACTATGCTCATATATTAGAAATATTTGGCACCGAATATGAAGCAGATGACTCTGATGATACTGAAGAAGAAGAGACAGATTCAGAAGATATTAACATTAATCAAGTAATTAAAAAAGGATCAAAAGGCCCTACAGTATTAGCTCTTCAAGAAGCTTTAAATGTTGGAGCTGATGGATCTTTTGGTAGTGGTACAGAAAAAGCATTAAAAGCGTGGCAAGAAGAAAACGGGCTAACAGCAGATGGAATAGCAGGGCCAAAAACCCTAGCCAAACTTTTAGGGTAAAAAACCATGACAAAATATATATTAATAGGTGTAGCAGTTTTAATTAGCATGTTTGGGTTGTATTATAAAGATACCCAGAGTAGACTTAAACTTTTAGCTGAAAATAATGCTAAGTTAGAAGTTGCTAATGAAACTAATCAAAAAACTATTAACACGCTTCAAGAAGATACTAAAAAATTTACAGAACTAAATAAGAATTTACAAAAAGATTTACAACAAGCGGAGTCGTATACTGATGACTTAAAGAAAAAGGTTAATAATCATAACCTGACTCAATTAAGTAAACAAAATCCATCTAGTATAGAAAAGAGAATCAATGATGCTACTAAGAAATTATTTGAAGATATTGAAAAAGACACTACTAGTAAGTAGTTTATTTTTACTAACTGCTTGTGCTTCTGATGAAAAGATCATTGTTCAGACAGATATAATACAAACTGAAATACCTACACAAGCTAGACCAAAAGGAGTCTCTTTATCTAACGTAAAATTTTATGTAGTTACTAAAGAGAATTTAAATGAGTTTCTAAAAAACTTTGAAAAAGAAAATAGTGATACTGTTTTTTATGCTATTAGTGTTAAAGATTATGAAAAAATGGCATTAAATATAGCTGATTTAAGAAGGTATATAAATCAACAGGATAAACTAATACTTTACTATGAGAAAGCAATAAAGAAACCAGAAGTTAAGCCAGAGAAACAATAATATAGTAACCACCAGTAAAATTTTTAAAGATTTTACTGGTGGTATTTTTTTATGTTCTATGCTATTATAATTAGACTAAATAGATAAAAAGAGAGACCAATAGTAGTGGAATTTTTTAAATTAGTTGCTGAAGTTGGTTTTCCAATTGCGTCTTCTCTTGCTGGTGGTTATTTTGTATTTTTAACTTTAAAATTTATATTAGCTGGTGTCATGGGTTCGGTCAAAGGATTAAGTGGTATTATTACTGCACTAGATAATAGAGTAAAAACTATGAATCATGATGTTATAAGAATTGATACTTTAATGTCAAACGCTTTAGGGTTAAAGCCTGATGTAGACCGTATTGCTAGAGCAGACGGTAAAAATGACGCAAGGAGAGATTAAATGGTTGTTAAAACAACAAAAGCTAAAACTACAAAAAAAGGGACTATTGGAAAAGAAGGTACTCACACAGAAAAAGCAGGAGTAAAACAAAAAACCAGTGCCACTACTGATAAGAAAAACGCTAGTGCTACCTATTCACAGTCTGCAGAAGCGAGTGTGGGTGTTGAAGGTTCTACAGGTAACAAGACTTTAGGTGCTAGTGAGTCAGTTACAGCTAAAGCTTCTATTGAGCAGAGTGCAGCTGCTTCTGCTGGATTAGAGGGTAACAACGTATACGCAGAAGTAGGTGCGAAAAATATAGCAGAAGTTAGCATAAATACTACTGCAGAAGTACATGCAGGACCTGTTAGTGCTAGCGTAGATGGTACTGCCTATGCTAAAACTGGCGTAAGTGCAGAAGCTAGTACCAAAGTTGGGGATGAAGGTGTTAAGGCAGAGGGTGAACTATTTGCTGGAAATGCTGCTGGTGTAGACGGTAGTGGAACAGTTGGTGTAAGTGGTGTTAGTACCACTGCGGGAGCTGGTGTCAGTGTCGGAGAACAGGTTGGCGTAGGTGGAGGCGGAGAAGCCCCATTTAAAGATGGTGTTGCTACTGTAGGCGTAAGTGGGGAAGTTGCGGTACTAGTTGGAGCCGAAGTTGATCTATCGGTCAGTGCTGACACTAAGAAAATAGAAGAAGATGTAAAAACTGCTACTGAAACTACTCAACAGGCTGCTGCTGAAACAGGAAATATTATTACTAGAACTTTTAAAAAGTTAAAATTTTGGTAAGGACAATAGGTTATGTCAGATGAAAGCTCAAAGAGCGCACTAGTTGAAAAAATAGTATTTGCTGCTATCCCAATTATGTTTACTTGTATTGTATATTTGTTAAGTGCTTTACAATCAATGACCATTAACATGGAAAAAAATAGAGAAGAAGCTGCTCTTGCAAGAGCAGCCAATAGAGAAGAATACCATAAGACAACTGCTGATTTAGATAAACGCATAACAATATTAGAGAGAGGGTTAAAATAAAATGAGTATGGTAGATTCAGCAATAAAGATGGTTACAAAAGAATCAAAAGGTCCACAAACAGCAAGTAGAAGTGAGAAAGAAGCTAGAATAAAAGATAAAGCTGGCCTTGTCATTAATATATTTGCAGCTTTATTAGCTTTTAACGCTTGGTACGGTGGTAGCTTATCTAGCACTATTTTAAATAATACTATTAAAGCCAATGATGTTTGGTCTTTTTATCAAGCAAAAAGTATAAAACAAACTATGGCTGAGTATGCTTTAGACGATGCTAATCGAATAGATGATAAAAAAAGAGCAGAAGAATTAAAATCACGAATTGATAGATATGAGAGTGATCCAACTACACAAGAAGGTAAAAAAGAACTTTATGCAACAGCTAAAGCTTTAGAAGCAGATAGAGATATTGCAAAAAAGAAAAATCCTTGGATCGGATATGCTTCTACAGCTTATCAATTATCTATAGTATTACTATCAGCAAGTATTCTTGCAGTTAGTATGCCTTTATTTTGGGCTAGTTTTACTGTAGCTAGTTTAGGTGCTCTTCTTATGTCTCAAGGATTGTGGTTATGGATGTAAGTAATGTTGCTGATTTAATTAATAAATACGGTTTTCCTATTGTAGCAGCGGCTGGTATGGGTTACTTAATTTATTATGTATGGCAATGGGCAACAATAGAAATTAAACCAGTTCTTTCAGAAGCCAGTTCGGTATTAATTGCTTTAATTGATAGAATACGAATGTTAGATAATGACTTAATTAGATTAAATCAAAAACTAAATGTAGTTTTACAATTAAGAGAAGATAAAAATGAAAGTATTATTATTAATACCCCTACTGATACTATCCAACAGTAGCGTATTATCAACAGAATTACAATTTCAATTTAAAAGTCCTACTTTTAATGGGGTGGGATACTCTGCTCATGTATTAACTATAGAAAATTTAGAAGCTACTAGAAGACAGAAAATAGTAGATGATCTAAAATCACAAGCTGTAGCTGAGGCTTCCGCAGCTAAAAATACTAATTTAGCAAAATTTCTTAATAATCTTGAAAGTAGAATTTATGCTACTATTTCTCAGAATATAGCTGCTGAGTTATTTAAATCTGGTGGGGCTACTACAGGTGAGTTTGACCTTGGTGGAAATCATTTACAGTGGACTTCTGATGGATCAAACATTACTTTAAGAATAACTGACGCAGGTGGTAGCGTGACTGAAGTAGTTGTTCCTTATGGGAGCCTTGCATGGTAAGAATTTTACTATTATGTTCAACTTTATTACTCTCTGCTTGTACTATTGATACTGTATCAGAACGTATTGATGATATAGTAGAAAATCCTGAGCTTATTACTAAAAAAAGATATAATGATTTAATTAACTTACCTGCTATAAAAGGTAATATTATTCCCATAGCTGTATACAAATTTCCTGATTTAACTGGTCAACGCAAACCGGCTTCTAATTTTGCTAGTTTAAGCTCTGCGGTAACTCAAGGAGCTGAGGTATTTTTAATAAAAGCATTACAAGATGCTGGTAAAGGAAAATGGTTTCAAGTAGTAGAAAGATCTTCTTTAGATAATTTAGTTAAAGAAAGACAATTAATTAGGTCTCAAAGAGAACTTTATGAAAAAGACCAAGCTAAGCCTTTAACACCTTTAATAGTAGCAGGGGTAATGGTTGATGGTGGTGTAATTGGTTATGATAGCAACATAGGTACTGGTGGAATCGGTGCTAGGTTTTTAGGCGTAGGGGCTAATCAAGAGTATAGAAAAGATGAAGTAACAATTGTTATTCGTTTGATATCTATTAATACTGGTGAAGTATTACTTTCTACAGGAGCTTCTAAAACCATACTTAGCACAAGTTCTGGAGCTAACGTGTTTAAATTTGTAGATATGGGTACTAAATCAGTAGAGTTTGAGTCTGGTTCTACTATTAATGAGCCAACAACTTATGCAGTAAGAATAGCAATAGAAGCTGCTGTAACTGATATGATCCGTGAAGGTGCTAAGAAAAAACTTTGGGTCATGGGGAAGAAATAATGCATGAAAGGACTTTATTTTAAAACTCTATTACTACTTATGCTAAGTAGTTCTTTATCTTTTGCTCAACAAAATAACGTAGTTGTTGAACAAGTAGGTAGTGGTGGTAATATTAATTTTACCCAAACCGGTGTTGGTAATGCTATAGGTAATCCGGCTGTAGCAGCTATAGTTAATGGCACTAATAATACTGTTAGCATATCTCAAATTGGAAATACTAATATATCAGTATTAAATATACAAGGCGATGGAGCCACTATAAATTCCAGTATGACTGGTGATAACAATAATGTAACAACTTTATGCGGTGTTACAGGAGCTTGTTCAGGGTCTCAGATTACTAATACAATTATTGGTGATGGTAATACTGTTAGTCAGACTACGGAAGGATTCACTGTTTCTACCGTATCTATAAACTCCAATAATAATACTGTTAATATACAAAATACTTCTACAGCAGTTAGTGGGGCTAAGTCTTCAGTAGATATAACTAGTGGTGGTGGTAATCTTGTTGAAATCAAACAAGCCGGAGCAGCAGGACCAGCAGGTCATGACGTAGAATTAACAATAGTCGGTGCTACAAATAATGTAGATATACGACAAGGTGGCGCAGTTGACTCAAAAATTATATCATCAGTTACTGGTTCTGGTAACGCTCTTACTATTAAGTCCAACCATCAGTAATGCTGGTGTTGGAACAGTAACAGAGCAAACAGGTCCTACAGAAATAAAAAGAGAACAAACAGTGCTTCCTAGCGCTTTACAAAGCGATGTCGAAATGAAAGACATAATTACTACTGCTAATAGTAAAGCAGGTATTACTTTTCGTGATGATACAAAAGTTCAAATAACAGAACAGAGTAGGCTTGTTATTGATACTTTTGTGTATGACGGTGAGAAGAAAACTGGTAAATTAGGTATCAAGATGGCTCTTGGAACTATTAAGTATGCCTCTGGTCAAATTGCAAAAAATGATCCTCAACAAGTAATGGTTGAAACACCTACAGCAACTATTGGTGTGCGTGGTACAGATTTTTCTGGAACAGTAGATGAGATAGGGCGTTCTACTATTGTTTTATTACCTTCTTGTCCTGTAGGATGGAAAAATATTGAACGTGATTGTAAAGTAGGTTCAATATCCGTAACTACAGATGCAGGAACTATTTGGTTAACTAGAGCTTTTGAGACTGTTAATGTACAAACTAGTATGTCTACTCCTAAATCTAGTATAATGAATCTTAGTTTAGATCAAATTAATAATATGCTTATTGTAACTCCAGCAAAACCAGTTGGTACAGAAAATCAACCTACTAATGCTGGTTTTAATTTTCTTGATAAAGATTATTTAGCACAAGATTTTCTTAAATACACAGAATTAGAACGTAACTACCTAACAGAATATAATAAACTAGGTAAGAATTTTTTAGATACAGATTATCTTTATAATTTTTTAGATGTATCTGGATCTCAATATTTAGGAAATGAGTTAGCAGAAGGTAATACACTATTACCTAAATATACAGCAGCTTCTGGTATTAAATATTATGTTGAGAATGATATGGTAACTTTACATAAGGAAACTTATAATGCTTATACACAAGTTACCGTTCCTATAACTCAAAATATGACTATGAGTTTAACTCAAGAAGGTACAGAAGTAAAACAAATAGTTAACTATGCAGGTTCAACAACTATAACTATAAGGCAGTCAAACTAATGAAATATTTAATAACATTATTATTATTGACAACTACTGCAAATTCGCAGACAATAAATAATGCAACTATAAATTTACAAGGAATAAATCAAGGTGTTAGTATTACTCAGTCTGGTGCTTCTCATTCTGCTACTCTCAATCTCAGCGGTAACAATATCACAGCTATTATTTCTCAGTATGGAAGCACACCTCAAAGCTTTAGCCTTAGTGTTGATTGTGGTAGTAATTGTCCTAACAGCCCTTATATTATTAATCAATACTAATGATGGAAAAGATCGGATTATACCTTACAAGCACTTGGGCAGTTGTTATCAGCGCCTCTCTCCTGTTGATATTGTATGTCAGCAATCCAAGTCCTATACAGATACTTCAACTAAAAACCTTTGATTATTTAATTACTTCTTTAGAACAAAAACAATCTGATGAAATAGTAATTGTTAATTTTGGTGAGAAATCTGTAGAAAAGTTTGGTCAATGGCCTTTTGACCGTCGCGATATTGCAAAAACTATAGATATATTAAGGAAAAATAATGCTGGTCCAATCGTTATGCCAATTCTTTTTTCGGAAAAAGATAGAGCCAACGGAGACTCAAGTTTCGAAACTACGCTTAAGGATGGAGGAGTTATCATTGCTCAAACTCCAACCTCCCAAAACAAATTACCTGATGCTGTTCGTAGAGGCTTCTCTGCTATTGGTTCTGACCCTGCTAATTGGCTCTTTGGCTGGCGTGGGGCTATCGCTCCTTTACCAGCTTTTGCTTCAAATGCAGAAGGTGTCGGACTTCTTGCTACTATCCCCGAGCCAGATGGCGTTGTTCGTAGGTTGCCTATGCTTGCCCGTATTGGCACTGATTTGTATCCCTCGCTTGTACTTGAAACTCTTCGAGTAGCTGCCGGAGACCCGTCTTATCAAATTAAAACTGGTGATGCTGGTATTGAAGCAGTACGTATACCACAATTTCCAGCTATAAGTACTGATGAACGTGCTCGTATATGGCTTTCATGGAACAATAGATTTGATACTATTGAATCAACAGAAATTGATGAACGAGTAAAAGATAAAATAGTTATACTCGGATTAACTATTGAAGGTGTTGGAGGTATTATAGCAACACCAATAGGAGAGCACTGGGCACATGAGATACAAGCTCAAGCTCTTCAAACTCTAATAGATGGGACTTCTATTTCTCGGTTATCATATGCAAAAATAATAGAATACATATTGCTGATGCTGTTACTAGGGCTATTTGTTTATATAGTTCCAAAATTGTCAGTAAAGTTAACTGTTCCATTTTATATATTCTTCCTTAGTAGTATAACATATGGTTCATACTATCTATTTTCTAACTACCTACAACTCTGGGATGTTAGTTATATAATAATTGCCTGTTCTATAATATTTGGACATTTAATATTTAATAATTTTGCCAGAGAATTTAGACTTAAGCAACAAATTAAAAAACAATTCGGAACATATTTGTCACCAGCTCTTGTTGAAAAACTACAAAAAAACCCAGAGCTTCTAAGACTTGGAGGTGAGACTCGTGAACTTTCAATTATGTTTACTGATGTCAGAGGTTTCACTACTATTAGTGAGCATTATGGGTCCGACGTTCAAGGTCTTACTCATATAATGAATCGTTATATGACAGCTATGACTGCTAAAATATTACAAAATGAAGGTACTCTAGATAAATATATTGGTGATGCTCAAATGGCTTTTTGGAACGCACCACTTGACGATAAATATCATGCACTACACGCAGTTAAAACAGCATTGGAGATGTTAGGTGACTTGGATAGATTCAATAAAGAAATCGCTTTGGAAGGTGTACCTGCTTTTGGTATGGGTCTTGGTATTAATACTGGTAATGTCGTTGTGGGTAATATGGGATCTAGCCAGCGTTTTGATTATACATGTCTCGGAGATTCTGTTAACCTTGCCAGCAGATTAGAAGGTCAGTCA